CAAGATCTTTGGACTGGATAGAATCAAAAACGATAAACCTGTTTATATTGTTGAAGGACCATTTGATGCGACCTTTCTTGAAAACTCTGTTGCTATGGCTGGGTCCGACGCTGATGTTCGGACGTTTGGTTGGAGCAATTATATTTGGATATTTGATAATGAACCACGCAACAGAGAGATCGTCGCCCGAATCTCCAAAGTCATTGACCGAGGAGATAAGGTAGTCATTTGGCCAAAGAAAATACAACAAAAGGACATCAATGATATGGTCCTTGCTGGACATAACGTTCAAGATGTAGTAGACTCTAACGTCTACAGTGGATTAGAAGCAACCCTCAAATTTAACGACTGGAAGAAAGTATGACAAACGGGCACGGTATCAAAGTAAAGAAGCGTAGCGGCGCTGTAGAGGCGCTAAACCTCGACAAGATCCACAAGATGGTTGAGGAAGCTTGTGAGGGTCTAGGGGGCGGTGTGAGCGCCTCACAGGTCGAAATGAACTCGGGTCTCCAGTTCTTCGACGGGATCGAAACAAAGGACATTCAGGAGATCCTGGTGCGTTCTGCTAGCGATCTTATCAGTCTGGACACCCCCAACTATCAATTCGTTGCTGCTCGCCTGCTGCTGTTCGCAGTTCGCAAGCAAGTATTTGGACCAGAGTGGGTGAACGGTCATCCTTCTATTCTCGATCATTGTTACAGTTGTGTTGAGAAGAAGGTATATGATAGTGAAATTATCGATAAGTATACATACGAAGAGTGGACCAAGATCAATTCTTGGATTGACCATGAGCGAGATATGCTATTTACCTATGCAGGTTTGCGTCAGGTAGTAGATAAGTATTTGGTTCAGGATCGTAGCAATGGTGAGATGTACGAGACTCCTCAGTACATGTATATGATGATTGCAGTAACTCTCTTTCAAAACTATCCTAAGGAAACGAGACTGGAGTATGTCCGACGATACTACAACGCAATCAGCAAGCACAAAATCAACATTCCCACACCTATCATGGCGGGAGTGCGAACTCCACTTCGACAATTTGCTAGCTGTGTGCTTGTTGACAGCGATGACACCCTCGATAGTATCTTTACTAGTGATATGGCTATTGGCAGATACGTTGCACAAAGGGCGGGCATCGGTATCAACGCAGGTCGCATCAGGGGCATCAACAGTAAGATCAGAGGTGGAGAAGTTCAACACACAGGTGTTGTTCCATTCCTCAAAAAGTTTGAGGCAACTGTCAGATGCTGCACTCAAAATGGCATACGAGGCGGAAGCGCGACTGTCCACTTCCCAATCTGGCATCAAGAAATAGAGGACATTCTTGTCCTCAAGAACAACAAAGGCACTGAGGACAATCGTGTTCGTAAACTAGACTACTCGATCCAAATCAGCAAACTTTTCTATGAACGTTTCATCAACAACGAAGACATCACCCTCTTCAGTCCACACGACGTTCCTGGTTTGTATGATGCTTTTGGCACTCCTGGATTTGACGAGCTATATCGCACTTACGAATCTGATGGATCAATTCCAAAGCGATCTATTGGCGGTCAAGAACTATTTCTGGCACTCTTGAAGGAGAGAGCAGAGACTGGTCGTTTGTATATTATGAACATCGACCATTGTAACGAGCATTCCTCCTTCAAAGATAAGGTAAACATGAGTAACCTCTGTCAAGAGATTACTCTTCCCACCACTCCTCTCCAGCATATTGATGGTGAAGGTGAGATTGCCTTGTGTATTCTCTCTGCTGTCAACGTTGGTAAGATCAACAAACTTGATGAATTGGAAAACCTCTGTGACCTTGCAGTCCGTGGTCTAGAGGAACTTATTGACTATCAAGATTATCCTGTGGAAGCAGCAAGGATTAGCACTCTTGCTCGCCGTTCTCTCGGCATTGGTTATATCGGACTAGCACACTATCTCGCCAAGCAAGGAGAACACTATGACGATCCACGAGCATGGAAACTCGTCCACGACTTGTCTGAAGCTTTCCAGTTCTATCTACTCAAATCCAGTAACGCAGTCGCCCAGGAAAAAGGTGCGTGTGAATACTTCCCTCGCACCAAGTATGCTGACGGTATCCTCCCTATCGACACTTACAAGCGTGACATCGATGAGTTCTGTGGAACAGAACTGAACTATGATTGGGAAAGTCTTAGAGTATCTATCACCACGCACGGACTACGGCACTCAACACTGTCCGCACAAATGCCTTCAGAGAGCAGTTCCGTTGTGTCAAATGCCACAAACGGAATCGAGCCTCCTAGAGCATACATGTCCGTTAAAAAGTCAAAGAAGGGACCACTCAAGCAAATCGTTCCTCAGTATGGTAGTCTCAAGAATAACTACACTCTTCTCTGGGACATGAAGGACAACGATGGTTATATCAAAGTTGTCGCTGCGATGCAGAAGTTCTTCGACCAGGCAATTTCTGGCAACTGGAGTTATAATCCAGAGAACTATGACAACAATGAGGTTCCCGTTTCTGTCATGGCAGGCGATCTTCTGAAGACCTACAAGTATGGTTGGAAGACTTCTTATTATCAGAACACATATGATATCAAGAGTGATGAACCACAACTAACAGAAGAAAGAAAAGAATCAATTGAAGATTTACTCAACCAAATTTTAGAGACCGAGGAGGAAGATTGTGACAGCTGCAAAATTTAGAACGAGTGAACCAATGCGTAGTAAGGTAGAGGGGATGACAGTGTTCAACACCACCCAGTTGGACAGCACAAAACAGAAGATGTTCTTTGGACCCCCTCTGGGGGTTCAGAGATACGATAAGTTCAAGTATCCTGTGTTTGATAAACTGACGCAGCAGCAACTTGGATACTTCTGGCGTCCTGAGGAAGTATCTCTTCAGAAAGATCGTGCTGATTACCAAGTTCTAAATGATGCTCAGAAACACATTTTCACGTCAAATCTTAAGTATCAAATTCTCCTTGACAGTGTACAAGGGCGTGGTCCTGGGATGGCTTTTATGCCATACTGCTCACTACCTGAGCTTGAGGGTGCCATGAATATCTGGCAGACCATGGAGATGGTCCACAGTCGCTCCTACACCCACATCATCAAGAATGTGTATGCTGATCCCTCTGATGTCTTTGACAAGATCCTAGACGACGAGAAGATCCTTTCACGGGCAAAGTCTGTTACTCATGCTTATGATGATTTCCTACGAGCAGCACAAGAGTGGGGTGCTGGTAATCAGTGGGAACATGCTTTAGAGGGTGTCGATAACGCTAAGTGGGAACTCAATGAACTAAAGAGAAAACTATACAGAGCGGTTGCTAATGTCTACATCCTTGAAGGGATTAGATTTTACGTCTCGTTTGCTTGCTCTTTTGCCTTTGGCGAACTTAAACTCTTGGAGGGATCTGCCAAGATCATCGGACTCATTGCCAGAGATGAAAGTCAACACATGACGATCACCCAGAACATCCTAAATAAGTGGAAGGAGGGCGATGATCCAGAGATGGTTCAGATCGCCAAGGAAGAAGAGGAAAATGTCTATGACATGTTCCGTCAGTGTGTGGAAGAAGAGAAGTTGTGGGCAGAATATCTGTTCAAGGATGGTTCTATCATCGGTTTGAACGATAAGTTGCTCTCTAAGTATGTTGAATGGACTGCCAATCGTCGCCTGAAGTCTATCGGACTAAAGGCAATCTTTGACACACCAGTATCTAACAACCCACTTCCTTGGACTGAGCACTGGTTGTCTTCCAAGGGTATGCAAGTCGCTCCTCAAGAAACAGAGGTCGAATCATACCTAATCGGGAGCATTAAACAGGATGTTAAAAAAGATACTTTCGCTGGTTTCCAACTTTGATGGAAAACTGGAGACAAAAAGCACTAGCAGACCCGACGTTCGAACTCTCCCAGAAAGAAGTGAACCTTCTGGGAGAGGGACCGAAGAGTCTAGCGCAAGCGTGGCATCTTCAAGCCCTGAAAATCCGTTTCCTGATCCATGGGAAGGGGATTGGAACGATGGAGTCTACATCTGGCAACAAATAAATAAGGAGAGATAGTTATGAGTATGTGGCAAAGGATAAAGAGTATTCAAATCCCTGGCAATATATGGGCACCCCTTTTGACGGGAGCCTTATTGGGGACAACTATGGTTTTGTTTACAAGATTACCTGTAGCACCACCAACCGTTCGTACATCGGAAGAAAATATTTCTGGCAAAAACGAAAGCCTAGAAATACTAATAGTACTACCAGACGGCGAAGAGTTACTTCTGAAAGCAACTGGAAGAACTACTATGGAAGTTCTGACGAACTTAAGGCAGATGTTAAACGGTATGGACGGGAATCTTTTACTAGAGAGATCCTCTCCCTCCACAAGACCCCTGGGCGTGTCAACTATGAGGAGACCCGCCAGCTCTTCCTTCATAATGTCCTGACTGAACGCTTGACAGATGGGACGCCTGCGTACTATAATTCGAACATCCTCGGACGCTATTACAGGAAAGACTACTTTGATTGCTAAATTTTTGATTGTTGGTACTGCTCTTGCTGTGGGTCTTACTGGTCCACAGTTTGAGGGGGAAGTTACTTTCCCAGAGGTTCAACCTCTGCCTGTAATTCCCTACGAAGCTTCATGGAAGTGTGAGGATTGCACACCTAACGAACAATATGTCCTCGAACAACTCCAAGAACACACCAAGATCTCAGATCGTAATGCTCTTGCTACGATCATGGGTAACATTAAACAGGAAAGCAAGTTCATTCCCAACATATGCGAGGGAGGGGCTAGAGTTCCTTACGATCGTTGCTATAGCGGGGGTTATGGT